CTCGCTCTTGCTCGAGGCCGTGGATTTCAGCGCTTTCTTCGAGTACTTTGAGCCGAAGTGGCGCAATGAGGTTGACCGCGGGTCGGTAGGCCCACGTTTCGGCCGCGACCCGGCGTTTTGCGCGGTGAATGTAGGTTCCGGTGGGCTGATCGTGGGTCTCGAGGTGTTTGGTGCGAGAGGCCAGATGAAGCGCAATCAAGCTAAGTTTTCGGAGGCTATCGGAAAGGTAAAAACCGGGTGTCGTTTCGATGCCGTCGAGCTCGTCCAAAGATTCGATGGAAAGCTCTTCTTTTAGCCCCGAACGTCGGTATTCCTTCCACCCCTCCGCAATTGCGCGTGACCGCTCGCTTTCAAAGAGACAGGAGTCACAGAGGATCGGAGACAGCCATTGACCCGCGATGAGGGTTGGTTCGGCGCTCTCGAGGTGTTGGCATACGTTTGACATTGGGTTCCTCTAATGGGGGGCGTGTGGCGCCGACCGCTTCCGACGACAGCAAAACCACACACCACGAATATACCCGACCCCACGTGTCCCGTCAACACTTTTTGACGAAATTCATTAAAAAAACCAAAACCAACAAAACGGCCGGGAGGCAGCGCAAAAAATCCAGAATAGGATTTTTTTGCCGTACCGACCGGCAGGGTTTCGTGCTTCGAATCCCACTAATATCATATTACGTAATATATTACTCGGTATGATATTACGTAATACTGTATCCGGCGAATTACGGCGGAAAACCCCTATCCCGGGGTTTCCGCACTATTCGCCGCCCATGGCATTTTAGCGTCGTATTCTATTTGTCTATAATACTAGGAGGGTAAAACAAGCATACCCCGAACAAAAATTTTGTCAAGGGTAGGAATGACAACTTGTGACAACACCGACGAAAACAACGGAGAAGCGAAAAAACCGTGTTTATCCAAAACATGAAATGGATGAGAAAAATAAAACAGATATATTATTGTTATGAAATGGTTGAGAAAAATAATATGTATGATATAGTTGTTAGGGAGGTCATGAAATGATTGAAAAGAACAAGCCGGGTAAGACGACAATTTCGCTTTCGGTCGAGGCTATCGTTTGCCTGGACGCTGCCATTGAGGCCATCGAAGCGGAATATGGAGCCGCACCGACACGGTCGGCGCTTGCGTCGAAATGGATATGCGCTCAGTGGTCGACCCAACATCGCGCGAGCCCCGAGACGACGGAGGATCGGACGCAACGGATCCCGCTGTCAGAGCGGTATTACCTCGCCGAGCACTGCATGGACGAGGGGATCCGAGAGTCCCAGGTTGGGGAGGTGATCCGAGAGCACGCCGATCGCCTGTGGGCGGAGGCAGGCGGCGATGAGGCGCGCCCACTCGGGGAGGAGGATGGAGAGGTCGATCGCGAGAGGCTGTTTTTTTGGAGGCCTGAGGATCCGAGCCCATGTTTTTAGTGCTTTGGGGTTGACGAATGATTTGGGGCGAGGTATACCGAGAGAGCGAAACGGGCCGTCTGAGGGGTCCTGAGGCAGGGGAGGGCATAATGTCGATGATGGCTGTAGCTCTTCCGATAGCGCTCATTGAGCGCATCGATGACCATCTCGACAGCCTCGAGGGGGGCGCCAGGCCAGGCCGCGCGCAATACCTCGCCGCCCTCGTGAGAGCAGATCTCGGGCGTCCGACCGATGAGCTTTCAGCGGTCCGGATTTATGGGGATGGGGGGCGCGTGTCGGACCACGACCGGGTCGTGTGTGCCCGTGCGCTGGTGGATGCGCTGATCGATCGAAACCACGCGCTCGAGAAAATGGCTTTGGCGGGCCTGAATGGCGATGCTGCAGCCGCAAGGGCGACGGTCGAGCTTTATTTGAATTTTGGCGATGAAAGCGAACAATCGAAAGGGGGGTTTTATGGCGACATATAACGTGAGAGAGCGACACGCTCGGGTGATCAAGCGCATCCAAGAGACGGAGATGGTGATTCGTCCTCGAGAGACCGATATTATCACGCAGGCGATCGAGATCGGGTTGCGAGAGCTCGCCGAAAAGGCGGGTCTTGAAAAAGAGCCTTCCGAAGAAGAGAAATAGGTGTACTCTGATTTTAGTCTCGCGATGGAGTGGCGTCCGATTACGTGCCTGATTCGTGGGCAATCGGGGGATCCGGAAGAGCTGGCGAAATTCTGCAGGACGTCGGAGTCGTTGCTTGCGGTCGACTTGCTGAGAAACGCGAAGCGACTTGGGCTTTCAATGGATCACCAGGAATTCCAAAGACAAGCCTACATGGCGGCACACGGGGAAATCGAGGGGATCAGTCTGAGAGGCGCCAGCACGGCGTCGATGATCGATCTGTCGATGCGTCAGGAGCTGCAGGGGGTCACGTTCGATGCGGAGCTTGATCGCCTGAAAGACGACTATCGAAGGCGAGCGGTTTCGCAGGAGCTGGCGGCCATCGCGCGATCGGTGGCGGGGTCTCCGATCGAGCGGGTGCAGCGGCGGATCGAGCAGGCCGCGGAGCAGCTGGCCTCTGGAAAGCCAGCGAAGAATGACGACAATTTCAACGAGCTGTTCGCCGAAATCGCGGAGCAACGACGGCATCCGGACGCGATGCCGGGGGTTCCGTCAGGGATACGGGCGCTTGATGAGATGATTGGGGGCCTTCGCGGCGGTCATTTGGTGATTGTGGGGGCACGTACCGGGGTTGGAAAAACGGCGATCGGGCTGCAGATCGCAGGAGATGCAGCACTAGCGGCGGGGAAGCCGGCTTATGTGGTGTCGTGTGAGATGTCGCGTTCGGATGTGCTTTTGCGGGTGCTGTCTCAGCGGTCGGGGGTGCCCGAGTCGCGTATTCTCAGGGGCGGAACGCCTTCGGATATGCGAAAGCTCAAGGAAGCAACGTCTGAATGCGAGGGCGTTATGTGGGTTTCCGAGCGCGTGGGTGGGACGTTTGATGATTTCCTCGGAGGCCTGAGAGAGGCGCTAGAAAGCGGTGTTTCGTGTGTGCTGATTGACTATATCCAGCTGTTGAATTTGGACTCGGACAAGCCGAGGCATTTGGCGGTTGCACAGGTGAGCGCGCAATTGAAGCGGTTGGCGCTCCATTATCGCGTGCCGATTGTGGCCCTGTCCCAGCTCAATCGAGAGTCGGATAAAGAGCGAAGAACGCCTACAGTTGCCGACCTGAAAGACTCGGGGAGCATTGAGCAGGACGCGGACGTGATTGTGCTCGTTCATCGCGAGGAATCCGACGCGACGATTTATGTTGCGAAAAACCGACGAGGTAGCCAGGGCGCGGTGCGCATGGTGTATGATGGTCCAACGTATACGTTTTACGAGAGGGTGGCTTGATGGGATGCTTTCACGATCCGGATGAAGAGGTCGAGGCCGCACGGCGACTCGATGCGGTGTGCCGTCGTGCGGTGCATGAGTGGATTAACGACTTGATTCGTAGCGAATTTGCTGGCGATGACGATACACCGTGGGTCGAGGTGGAGGCTGAGGCGTTCCTTGCGGCGGACCTCGCCTTTCAGAGACTCCCCATGCGGAGACAGCTCATGTACCAAAACATGGCCGAAGAAGCGCTCTTTGACGACCCCGATGATGATGCGAAATTATTCTGAAAAAGTGTTGACTGGTGGTGTGGGGTTCGTTATTGTGCTGTGGTGGTTGGCACGGAGCCGACGCAAAAACATCAGAGGAAACCATGCCAAGAAAATTAGCCCCGCCGGCATATAAAAGAGACGTTGCGATGCTGGCTTTGCTGTTGGGTGCGACGCTGAAAGAGACCTGTTTTATCGCCGACGTGTCGATTAATAGTCGGCTTCGGTGGCGCCGTTTGGGCGACATGCCCGACGGATGCGACATCGCCAAACGCATGGAGCGGATCCGAAACTCGCTAAACAAATGGGCAAGCGACAATGAAACGACTTGAAGAATTGCTTTTACCGCCGATTTTGACGGTATGGATGATTGCGTTGGTCTGGTTTGCAATGGGGATATCGTAATGGGTGCCAATCGAAAATACAGTCAGGAACAACGGAACCACGCGCTAGCCATGCTCGATCGTGGTGCAAGCCTAAAAACGGTTGCGGCCGAAGTTGGGGCTTCTCCCTCGGTCATTTGCGGGTGGCGAAAGGCCAGACCGAAGCCTCGACGAGAGGTGACGGAAGAAGCGCTTTTTAAGGTGTTTGAGATTTTGAGAGAAGTTTTTGCGGAAAACGAGGGAGAGAGTGATGCAGATTTATGAAATGCTTTCGAAGGCATCGGCGCGGATTGCTCAAAAGGGCGTCGGAAAAACGGGGGTATATTCTGATGGAAAGGCGAATTGGAATTTCCGTGAGTACGATAAAATTATGGTGGCCGTGACAGCTGCAATGAATGAGTGCGGGCTTTCGCTCGTACCTCTTGTGGAGTCGGAAATCCTCGAAGAGCGCGTCAAGAAAACGCAGTACGGCGAGACCGTCCGCTATTACGCGAGAGTGCGGGTTCGCTATACGCTTTACGCCAGCGACGGAAGCCACGTGGAAAGCGTGATGATTGGCGAGGGGCTCGACTCAGGAGACAAAGCCATCAACAAAGCGCTCACCGCCGCTCATAAATATCTATGCATGCAGCTTTTCGCGATACCTGTTGAGGGCGCCCCAGAAAACGAGCACACCGTGCCCGACGAAGAGCCTCCGAAAAAGCCCAAGAAAACAGCGCTCACAACAAGCGACTGGCCAGACACGGAACGAAGGGCGTTCTTTTCCGAACTGCGTGAGTCGGGGATCGACCCAGAACATTTGACCCTCTACCTCCGACGCGATGGCGGCAAGGGGCTATCTGAAAGAACGAAGGAAGAACGCGCGAAATTGATGGAGTGGGTCAAGAGCGGAAAGGCCGCGGAGCCTGTCGCGAAATTCATGGAGCAACGCCTATGAACGAAGAGAAGGATCACAGATGAGCTATCAAAAATGGCCAAGCATCCCAAGATTGGGCGGCGTCGATCCTGTCCTTTGGCGATCTAAAATCAAGATCCATGGGACACATGCGGCGATCGATTACTCAAATGGGGAAATGAAACCATACTCTCGTTCGCGTGAGGTGACGTTAGAGGAAGACAATTGCGGGTTCGCGGCATGGGTTAGAGGTGCCGCGCTCGATCTCACTGAGGATCTCACGATCTATGGTGAATGGGCGGGCAGGGGGATCCAAAAAGGCGCAGCGGTTTGCAAGCTGCCCGATCGCTATTTTTTCATCTACACTGTGCATAAGCACGGTTTAAACGAATATAACGAAGAGTATTCCGAATGGGTGATCGAGCCGAACGAGATAGCAGGTCTCGTGAGTCCGCATCCAAACGTGGTGATCCTGCCTTGGTATTCTCAAGAATTTCTCTACGCGTGGTGCTATAGCGATTTCGAGAGCGCCGTATCGAAAACGACGGATGAAGTCGATAAACGAGACCCCTTCATTTTTGAACGCTTTGGGATCGACGGTCCAGGCGAGGGGCTGGTGTGGTACCAGATCACAAAAAGCCACGACGAACGCCCAAAGATGTTTAAATCAAAAGGGAAAACGCACGAGGAGAAAGTAAAAAAAGAGCGCATCGACCACGACAATCATCAGCTCGTGGTTAATTTTGTGGCCCCCTATTTGACCGCACACCGTCTCGAAAAAATTGCATTTGGCGTAAATCAAAGCAATGAATATTCGCTGCCTTTAATGGGATCTTTTCTGCAAGCGCTCACGCGAGACGTGCTCGAGGAGGCGGCGGGCGAAATGGAAGCCATAGGGGTTTCTAAAAAAGAAGCGAACAAAGTCATCAATCGAATAGTCAAGGGTTGGTATCTGGAAAGGGCGCAATGAAGAAAAAAGACTGGAGGCGAATCGCGATAGCCTACGGGGAAGTCAACGTTCAAACGCGAGAAAAAACAAGGAGTACGAATGTCCCGAAAACCGCATATAAGCCCGACAATCCTGTACAAGGTACAGGCGCACTTCGGAAGATCTCGAAACAGGAGCGCCGGTTACAGCGCTAGCTTTACTGCCGAATCTGGCGAAACCAAAACGCTTATCTTAGACAAAAGCGAAGAAAGGGCCGTCCGAAGCGCTAAAGATGAGGCAGAAAAAGAGCAAATCCTCAGAAAATTTAGTAAGAAGCTCAAGCACCGACAGCCTCACAGCGAGGGGCCGAAAGAGGGAGTCGAACCCACATTCCCGGGCTCACAGGTCCCAGATCCTACCGATTGAACGATTCCTACAAAAGGGAGACAACATGGATTACCGTTTTGAACGATATTTTAGAAGCCGAAAATGGAAATTGGATACCGAGTCTTTGACTTTTTATTGTGGCGGTTATGCCGAAATGGCTTTTAAGCTCGGCCCAGATGGGGCGGTGGTAGTTCGTGGTGACGCTCACGATTTATTTCTCCCTGGGGAAGTCCTGCAAGAAGAGTTCTTTACACGGATGTATGATGAGTTTATAGCGCGACACTTAGCGAATGCGGATGAGTTTCTTGAAGGGCTAGATAAACAGATAGAAACGAGGAAAAAAGAGCTTCGTGAAAGGCTATTACAACTAGCTAATGACATCTCATGGGCATACAAAGACCATGAAAAGTGCATGGAAAGCCTAAAAGATCGCAAAAAAGCTCACATCGAGGCGACGCGGAAAATTCGGAATCTTAAATCGGCATCCCAATAGCTGCGTAGATATCCGAGAAGAGCGCCTTCTTTGCAGCGATGGCCGGGTATTCGTTGGCCAGAGACCGAAGCTCTTTCGCTTGCGTCAGGGCTAACTCTGCGAATTCTGCGAAGTCTTCGTGTCGGTTTTTTGAAGCGTAGCGGCTCACGAAACCGCGCTCTAAATACCAATCACGCGGATGGTGCTCTGCGTCTTCAAGAAGGCCTTCGAACGGTGCGGACAAGGCGAGCCATTCGGCCTTGGGGAATTTGGGGTGCACCTCGATCAGGTGGGCGATCTCGTGGTGAAGGGTTGAGCGCATGGATCGAATACTCGTGCGACTTCGAATCGCGAGGTTGATCCGCTTTTCTTTGGGGATCGCGCTACCGAGGAATGGCTTTCCGGCCATCTGGAATTTGCCGTAAATTGCAATGGTCGAGAGCAGGCTCACGCGAAGCGCTTCCGGATATTCGAGAAGAACCTCACGGATCACGGGCAGGATGTCCGCGACGTCGTCCGGATCGGCGGGGCCGCGTGCGTCGCCTTCGCCCTCTTTAAGGATGATGCTGACGTGAGTGTCGGTTTCAACTTGCTTTATTAGGTCTTTGAGTTCCATTGGATTATCCTATTTCTTCGGTGTGTTCGAGGGCGTCGATGCATTCCAGAGGAACGAGCGCGACATAATACCATCGTTCGGCCTCCGCGTCGGAGACGTCGCCCCACGGGATCGGAGTGGCGCCAGCCGCGCGGTGGTACGTCTCGTAGCAAAGGCGCGCGATATCGAGGATCGAAAGCGCACTCTCGTCATTGTCAGGTTCTGACAAAATACACCCCTCGTGAGTTGGCCTAGAAACCCGAGTCTTCGGGTTGTTCGGGGATGGGGGGCTGCTTACCGTTGGACGCCCCGAGCTGAACACCTAATCCTGAGAGGTAAACTTGACCGCCGACAATCGACGATATCGCACCGACCGCAACAAAATTAAGCAACACCAGAAGGAGAAACGCGCGGCCAAAGGTCGAGATCACGTCACGGCGCAAAGACTGGATATCCCCTCGCATCCCGTGAAGCTCGGAAGTAAGCTCTTTCACCGCGGCTTCTTGCGCGCTCACGCGCTCACGCAGGTCGGTCACTTCGTCTTCAATCTCGTCGAGCCGTACATCCACGGCCTTTGAACTGGATTTTGCTGCGCTCATTTGGCACTCCCTGAAATATCAATCATGCTGTACGTAAAGGAATTCCCATAGATCGAAGCGGACTCACGCGCGATCCCCATCAGGACATCAAACGCTTTCGGATCTTGCAGCACCGTGCATCCCGCGGAATAGGCGCCTACGCGTAGGTTTTCGCCCGAGGTGGAGGCGCGATGGATATTCAGCCCGATAATCCCCGTTTCGAGAAGGCCGTCTTTGTCGGGGCGTCCGTTTTTATCGCGGTCTCGCCAATAAAGAACCGGTTTGTCTTGGACCAGCGCCTCATATTCTCCACGATGAAGGCCGATCTTGTACGCTCCTCGATACTGCCCTTCGGCCAGCGTCGCGGCACCTTTCGCGTTAATGGGGTTTGCAAGGTAGTAAAGGCCAGGGTCGCATGTGCACGGCGTGCGAAAAATCACCCACCGAGAAGCCGATCGATAAACGACGACAAGCTCGTCGTCGAAAGCGTCGCTCATTCCGTCAACATAACGAAATGCGACAATATTAAGATTCAGGTTTCCGTTTTCGAATATCGTGTATTTACGTTTGGACAGCTCGTCTAAAACTTTGGGGCGAGCTGTCGAATATTCGAACTCGTAAAACATTAGATCCGCCCTCCGCTTTTCATGGAGGCGTAGCAGAATTCAACAATGAGGTGCATCAACGCACGCAATAGCGGCTGATCGATCGCCTCCGCAAAACGTCCTACTGGACCGGGGCCATAGCTGATTCGCTTGTCCAGCCAAAGCGCAAGCTCGACAGCGACGTATTTTGCTTTCCCAGGGGAAGGAAGCGGCATAATCGCCGCCTGAGAAACCAGATCCTCGCATTTCGCGACAAGCTCCGGAAACGTCGTCTGCACGTCGAAACGTTTTCGCATCACGGCTCCTCAGAAAACGTCGGTTGCGGCAATGTTTTCCCGGAAAGCGAATCGAGAATCTCTTGCTCTGTGCGGTCGGTCGCAAATTCAACAAACGACTTTCCACGAGTAACAACGCTATCTCGTGCGTTTTCGCGGAAATATCCGATGTAATACTCAAGTTGTTCTGAAAACACCGGTTCAAATTTTACAATCATGGGATCACCACCTGTGCTCCAAAGCGCATTAAGTCAATACGATTTAGATATGTGTCGGTTGTAAGCGCACTACCGGTCAGTGTCTCCGCCGAAAACACCATAAACAACCCCGTCGTTGAGGTAGGCAGCGTTAAGGTCCGCGTAACGGATCCGAGAAGCGTGAAGTTTTGCCAAACCTGCAAAGTGACGCTTGAGCCTGAGTTTGCGAGAACCCGAATTAAGAAAACCCCGGTGCCAATCGTAGCGCCCGTAATCGCAGAAACCGTCTGGGAACCTCCGCTATCGCGGCTCACGGCCTGCCATACCGTATCAGCGCGTGCCGAAGAATACTGGACCCCGACCGCCTGCGTATCAAGCGTGTCAGAACCTGCGTAATCTGCAGACGCGGACGTTGCGCCGAGCCCGAAAAATATACGACAATTTGTCGTTCGGTCGATCGTGAACATCCCATGGACAAGCGGTTGTCCGTCGAGCGTTGCTACCTGTTCATTGGTGGCGTTGAATATCGCGTTTCCGGAAATTGCGCTTGTGAGCTGCCGAAACACACGCATTCCGTTTGCGGCCGTCGTGCTCGACGAAGCGTCGGTAGAAAGCGAGTTTCCAGCGCATACACCGTCCCCAGACAGCGCTGTCGACGCCGATCCCGGCGTCTGCGATCCGCCCTGAAACGATCGCATCCCGTAGAAAAAATATGGCGCGGCATTTTCAATGCGGTCGTCCGCTCTCGCGTTTGTGAAATAGAGGTTTGAACCTTCGCTCACGTCGTCTGTAGAAATGCCGGTGATCGTGCCGGTCGCCGTGAGTGCCACGCAGGTTACCGATCCGGCCGTCGAGATGTTCCCGGAATCGTCGATAGTAACTCCGGAATCCTGGACGACCCCGCCGGTTGTCCCGTCCCATCGGACTACACGATTGTCGGTTGCCGAAGCAATTTTTGCGACAGCCGAAACATCCGCGGCAGAGATTCCGGAAATCGTGCCGGTTGCCGTGAGATCGGTACAGGAAATTGCACCGCTCGCCGTGAGTGCAGCAACACCCGTAACATCTCCGGAATCGGAGATTGAAACGACGCTATTTTGAAGAAGTTTGCCCGTCGTCCCGTCGAACCGAGCCGCGCGATTGTCGCCCGCGGATCCAGGTCCGACCACGTCGCCCGATCCGCCACCGCCACCGCCCGCCGAAGGAGGATATGCGGCTTTCATCGCGCGCCCCCACGCTCTGCACAAACATAAACTACGGCGGACGAGGTTTCCGAGGCGAGATAGATCGCCGCGGGTGTGCCCCCAGGCCTAAACGAAATACGCTTTTCAAGCGTTCCTTTTTCAAAAGCAGCACCGTAATGCGAGCCAAGCGCCCCACCGTCGGTACCGGTATACGAGAATTTGATGATCTCGCCTTGCGACTGAATCGTAATCCACTCGGTCCAATCAGGTAAATTGACCTTCAAGCAGGTATCAGGTGTCGCCGATAACGTCACCCGTATCTCTCCCGTGGCTGCGTCGATTGTACTCGCCATCGCTCCCCCTCTCGTGAGTGTACCTCACAACGTGATTAAATCAAGGGGACCGCGTCAATCAGCAGCGTTAATACCACGTCACTGGTCGATCGCGAGATCCCGGTAATTGTACAAAGCTGGCTTTCAAGGTAGTATGACGGCGCGGTCAACTCGACCAGATCGCCAAGCTCCAACCAGCCCATACGCCACCCCACAGACACCGAAACCGTGCGCCTGCGAAACGCACGCGCGCGCACTTGGTCAGCCGCAATCCGCGTCGCGGTGGCCTTGTCATATACGACAGGCGTTTCCATTTTGCCTTGTTTCAACCCGTACAATTGATACGAAGACGTGGCGTAAACATTCGTTGTGACGCTTGAACCTAGGCTCACGCCTTCCGGGCCAACGGCAACATCGAGGAGGTATTCCCCGGTGTCCACCCGAAGCGCATACTTGACCTGCATTTGATTCACGACATCGGAGCTTTCGAATTGAATAGGCGATAGAAGCGTGGCGGTGACGCCTTCAACCAGCGAAGCGACCACGTCGTCATTCGTGGCGTATGGGCGCCACAAAATCGGACGCAACCCCGACGGTCCAGAAACGATCGAGATCGGCAAAATCGGCAGCAACGACCCCTGAATCCACTCCCATGGCGCGACGGGCTGATCGATATAGGTTGCAATTTTGTATTGATTGAGCACGCCAGACACGGCTTCAAAGGCTGCATAGTCCACGGTTAGGGTAGATTTTTTGAGCGCGTAGATCAGGATCTCCCCCGCGCCGTCCATCGCCGTATTTGGATCGTCACCGCGCGCCACACCCCCACCGTCGCCAGTCCACCGCGCGAACATCGCGTCACCGTGAGAATAGTTTGTGGCTCCAGTATGGATCATCACGGTTTGCCCAAGGGCATCCGTGATCGGGACAATCGCTACCGTGCTGGTGGTGTCGTCGGTCTGGTTGACCAAAACAACCGAGCTTGCAGCGGTGTTTCCGACGGCGAGCACGAGCAAATCAGAGCCGCTCGAAACGATCCCCAGAGCAGGCGAACCGGTCGTACGCGTGAGTTCTGCGTTCGTAATTTTCCCAGGGGAGCCTAGGATCAACGGGTAATATCGCCCTTGAGACGCCGGGTCAGTTATCGACACGTTAAACGTCAATGGACCCACCAAAGCGGTGGGCGAAAGCATGTTTCCAAGATCTTGGTAGCCGTTGTCTTTTACCGAGAAATTCACCGGCTCGTCGTCATATCCGATTTCTGGGGCGTCGATGCTACCTTTTGCAAGGACGCGACGTGTCTCATAATCCTCCCCGTCAAAAATCAATGAGAGCTCACCGGTGCCTGCGGAAAAATCAAATCCGCGTGAACTGAGTTCTGCGGCTGATTCTGGCCAGAACAACTCAAAAGGGATCGCTTGCAACGTCGCGGACTCGGACAGTAGTTCGAATTGCTCGGCAAATTCAGGCTCGATCCCTGTCTGATAGGTATAGGTTTTTCCTTCCCTTTCGTGCGTGACCGTGATTGGATCGGACGCCCAACGCCAAATACGGCCGGCTACGTTGATCTCCAAAAGCCAGACTGGCCGCCCGCTCGCGAGCGACGCGATAGGAAGCCTACGCATTACAGCTCTTCCTCGACCGTGATTTGGTTGATCCGAACGAGCTCATCCTCCAGCTCGTCGCCTTGCGCCGTGTCGATCTGCAGCGCGGAGGTGATCCGTCCATAGATTGCCCCACCCGCTCGGAAATTCGAGAAGCCTTGCGTGAGTGCTGCACCTAACGGAACTTTCGGCAAATAGACTACCGGTGTTTTTGCCCCGTCCAACTCGTAGAGCAAACCCTCTAGAAGCTCTGAAACATCCCTCGATGCGGATATATTTCGATCGTTGTAATTTTGTACCCATGCCTCAGAATCAACCGGCGCATCATAGATCCGGTGTGTCGCGTGCCCGTTTGGCCAGGAGAACGTCACCGACCGTCGAGGTTTACCCGCCACTCTCACGCGTCGTTGCCCGTCTGGCAGATCGGAGATTTGGACATTGGGCGTGAGCGAACGTTGCCGGCCCTCATATTGCTGCCCGAACACTACGATCGGACCGATCACGCACTGGCCGATCGTGATGAAATCGTCAGCCGCTACGTCTCGGGTCGCGGAATCAATCACGATCCGAATCTTGGAAAACCGCTCAGTGTCCATCGACAAAATCCCTAGATACCTCGGGAATACGATGGTCGCCGTCCCGCTTGTTGCGTCTCCGCCGGAAACTGTCGCATCATCCAAGAAAATCCTACACGAACGGACGTCTCCAGGTTTTCCAAGCGTCCCCTCGGAATTTCCGATCACGCCCCATGTTGCCGTAGACCCTAGATAAATCGATGCGCCTTTCAACTCGTCGCGCGCGAGGTACACCGAGTCGGTCGCCGATGTGCTCGGGATAATCACGTTCCCGTGTCGTGTATACGAAAATTGCAGGAGGTTGGTCGTGTCGAGGTCCAGCTCGGTCCAGACCCCAGAAATATACGCCTCAATCGTGAATTCTGGGAAGTTGATTCCGTCGAGGTAAATTCCGAAAAGCTCGTTGTCAAGTGCCGTATCTCCAGCGTCGGACAGATCAAATACGACGTAGCACGGCGTCGACTGCAGGGCGGCCAGATGCGATTTCGACCGCCAGCCGCGCACTGGCGACGGCGCCACGCTCGGAAGAATGTTTTGCACGCTATAATCTGACGCCTCGCTCACGGTGTAGGAGTCGCCCACGTAGGCGATCCCCCCTTCCGCTTTGATGCGCAAGTCGTCAGAAAGCGCCGTCCAACCTCCGCTCACGGGAATTGGCAACGTAGAGTCGGGCGAGGTGTACGCCGCGAGAAAACTATCGCGGCCAGACCCCGAAGCTACCGATAGGACCTCAACCGTGCTCGATCCTGTTCCCACAGCCTCAGCGCCCCACCGCACGACCTCCGCGAGCGTCGACCCCGACGAAGCCGTGCCCGATAAAAACTCAGTCCAAACGCCACCGATCAACACAAAGGCTTTAGTCTCACCGGTCGACTCCGAAGCGTAAAAAAAGAAAATCTTGTTGGTGTAGTCGTCTGTATCAGAATCTAGGGTTGTCGACGCTTTTTCGTCGCGTATGCGCGCAACGCTGGATTGCACCTCAAAGCTTACATGTCGCGTCGTCAACTGAAGCTCGCATACAAACTGACCATTTACGGTCACACCGCCAATCTCGACCTTGATCCATAGCTCGGTAGCGGATCCGTCGCAGGTCCAGGAATACCGCACGTCACCGACCGCCGTCATGCTGGCCACGTATTTTCCGGCCGTGATCGCCTCACTTGGAGCGGTGCCTGTTGTTGCGCGAGACCAGCCCGTCGTAACCGTCGTGGGCAGCTCAACCGCCGCAAATCCGCCCTCGGGCTGATATTGCCGGGTGATGCTTTGTCTTTGCTCGTCAGTGGGGATCGTGAAATTTGACCGCCCACCCAGCCAAGCGATGTACGGATTTTCAAAATAAGTAAGTTTGGCTTGTACCAATAAGAACACTGTTTGTCCAACACAGCACGCCGTGAGCCATGACGTTGGTTTCGTGTCAATCCCCCCGCCTGTTCGCTCCCCAAACAAACCGGACTCTGTAAGTTGGCTCGACGTCTGCCATGTTACCCCGGAATCGTCAGACCAAACGATCCGAATCATGTCATCGGTAGCGAGTCCCGCCTTGTTATCCGCATTTAAATATGCATAAATTGTACCAGTCTCTGTAATTGCAACACAACACCCTAGGCTTTCGTCTCCTCCGCGCCCCTCAAAGCCTACGCCGTCCGACGCGCGCGTGATCGGCTGAAGCCCTACCGATGAAATCGGCTGGTTTGCAGCACCCAACAATGCGTAGCTATAGACCTCGTCAGCACATGCGACAAAATGGAATCCGCGGCTATCTGTTGTTAGCCCGAAGCTTTCAATTACAAGACTTGTGTTTTTTTCGATAAATGTAAAATACGCACCGTCAGAACTAGAGTACTGAACGTAGGTGTTCCCTGCGAGTTGCGCCAACAGTAGGAATTGCCCAGCGTGATAGCCTACGCGAATCGCCCATAGATCATCAGAGTCTGTCAGGTCTTGAGGAGCCGCTAAACATGCTTGCGCTCCGAGAGTCCAGGTTTCACCTTCGTCGTCCGAGAAATACATGTCCACGTTGAATTTATCGGAGATTGTCAACGACGGGCCATTACGAACGTACATCTGTATTCTTCCGGACGGAAGCCGAACTAACGCGGGTGCAACCTTTGCGTACGACTGAGACAGCCTTGAAACCTCCGTGAGCGTACCATCTAGCGTTGCTTTCGTAAAAATAAGCTCATCACTCGTTTGTTCCTGCACAACAATCAATGCGCCGTTATCGAGCGCCAGCACGTCCAGCCGCCCACGACGCACGGCCACATCCGCCGTTTCATCAAGAAACGGCTTTTGAAGCCAACAGGTTTTCGGCTCATCCGCCCCGCGCCATTTTGACGCAGCATCCCCCATCTCTCGCCACACCACACCCGCGGCATTCGCAGCACCCGCGCGTTGCACCTGGAACTCGATATCGTAGTCAGAACCTGCACTCACGAATGACATATCCGCACCCGCTGAAGCGACAGGCTGATCGGCGTAAGGCTCAGCGTTTGTGGCGTTTGAATCAGCACTCACGGAGGCGATACGTCGGTCCATCAACAAAAGGCCACGGCCATAATCGGGGGATCGGTAGGAATGCGCCATGTTATGCGGCTCCTGTGTGCGTGCGGATAGGTGCTAGGTTTTGACCGATGCGACGCGTTCCACGAATCGCACGGGATAAATTGGTGTTTAGCCGAAGGTGATCGGACATGACGATATCGAGCACGCGGTGAGTGTACACCTGTTGCACCACGATCGTTTGCGCCATGCCTTGCCCTCGGTTCATGGCGTCTAAGTTCTGCTTTCCGATTTGAGCCGTAGCCGCTGGGTTAAGGACATATTCCCCTGCACGCGCGCGGATGAGTTTTTCATCGCTTGCAAGCCCGCCTTCGACATAGCCCCCACGGTGGAACGGTGGCGGTTGCGCAAGGATCGAGGCGATTTGAGCAGCGCCGATAGACGCCACCGCTGCGGTCTGAATCGCGATCAAAATCGGATTGGTTAAGGCAAACGCCGAAGTAATTCCGATCGCTGTATTGAACGCGACCTCAGCAATCGAAAGCGCCTTCTGTACCGCAAAGACCGCTTTAGCCGCCTTTTTCCGTCGCATCTCTTCTTCTTCGATGGCTTTGATTTTCCGGTTGCGCTCTTCTTCGATCATCTCTAGATTTTTCGCGGCTGCGGCTGCTTTTCGCTCGTCGCCTGCAAGCGTCGCTTGCTCTAATTCCGAGAGGTAGTCGAGTTCAAGGTTGCGGCTTTGCTCGATGATTTCGCGGTGCTGCGCTTGAAGGCGCTCGATCCGATCGGTTAGCCCGTCCATCACGGCGCCGATTGCACCGGAGAGCTGGCCCGCCAGCTGTGCGCCTAGCGCGAGGCCTGACTGAACGATCTCTTTTTGAGTTTCTTTGCTGCCTTTTCGTATCCGTCCGATCTGCTCTTCGGCTCCTCGAAACCCAGGCACAGCGTCCGTAAACGCTGTTCCGTTCATTGTGCCGTCAGGAGGTGCGGAAAGAAACGGCGAATCCGAAGGCGCTACAGAGATTGAAAGGCCACCGCCCGACGATCGCCCTGACGATTTTTTTGCGCGAGCCTCTCCAGCCTGAACGGCGCGGATCCCCTCCATCAATGGGGCTAATCGTTTAGCGATCGAAGTGATATACGCATCGAACGAAAACCCATTCCCACCAAACATGGTTTGGATCGCTTTGCTCGGATCTGACAGAAGCGTGAAAAAATCACCGGCCATCACCGACAATCCCGCGAAACCAAGCATGGTCGATCGGAGCATGTCCAGAAGGCCAGGGAACGCATTAGTAACCGCGACGGGGATCAATTGTATCGTCGCCCACATCGTGTCTAGCGAGAGATTTAGCTCTCGAATCCTGGCTAGTTGCTCTTCGCTGACGAATTCCAGCTGAGACAAGCCTGTACTTTTTTCGAGATCCTCAAGAATTTGATCAACAGAAAACGCCATCCCCACAAACGCCGCACCAGCCGCAGCCGCCGCAGCCGCAAATCCTGCAGCTGCTAACTGTGCTTTTGAGATACCGCCCGTGACAATTCCGAGACCTTCTGACAAATCGCCAATATCGTTAACGGCGCCAGAGAATCCCAGACCTTCCGCGATTTTTTTCAAGCCTTGCAGTTTTGACGCGGTTTGCTGGGTGCCTTTTTGCACCTCGTCGTTGGCTTTGTCCCAAGCGTTTTCGGCTTTTTTCGCAGCTTCCATAGCGGCTTTTGCTGCGATGTTTTGCGCTTTAATTTGTTCCGAAGCAAATAACGTTCCGAGCTTTTTAGCCTCTTTCTCCGTGAGTCCACCTAGCGCCTGCATTTTTTTGACGTACTCGTCCGTGTCTGCAGCCACCGAAAGAATAAAATCGCGTCGTGTCGTCATGTCTTTCCTCGCGCGGCTTGATCGATTTTTTCGCCGAGCCGCCTCAAGATGCCGTCGACAGCGGTTTTAGCGGGCTCATCAATTTTTTTGTGAGGATGTCCCTTGATATAATAGAGGTAAGGCGCGGCTGCGATGACCTTTACTTTGTACATTCCGTTCTCTACGCTATACTGCAGATCGAGACCGCCTTTTGAAAGACCCGTTTTCACAGGCCATTCTTTGAACGCGTTAAGCGCGATATCGGGGATTTCTTCATCAAACGCTTCGAAAATTTGAGGCATCATATTTTGCGCCATCTTCGCGAACTCACGAAGAGGCGACGGGTCAAACGCAATCCAGGAGCTTGCTCGGATAAATTGTTTCCGCAACCGCTCGTTCGATTTCCCTTCGTCCTGCCAATCCGCCAAGGAATGGAACCCGAAACGCTTCCCAAAATCATAGAAAGCTTGTCGCTTTTGGGCGCCGTTCATTTTTGCAAGCTCTGCCCGTTGCTCTTTGAGAACCGCTTTTGCTTGCTGTACGCGCTCCGGCCGTTTTTGCATCTCTGGCACGACCACCGAGGAGTACCACGCGTCGCGCTCTCTCCAGAATTCCGCCGATCGTGTCATGGTTTCCTCCCCTTCCTCGCGGCTTTTACCGCTTTATTCTCCCTCTCAATCTCTGCGACATGGTACGCATAAAGTAGATCTCTCTCCTCAGGCTCCAGGTTGAAACAGCGAAACGGGTCTGAATAGTACTTAGTACCTAAGTTTATCCAGAGTTCGACCCACCCGCCGACGGGGGTTCTAAAAAATCTTGCGCTTCCTTCGCCGACTCACGCGAAACCGTGAGCGATTGCGTGAGCTCTCCGAGCAACTGGATCCCCGTCGCGTGCACTTCCGCCGCAGAAACCTTGAAAGTATTCGCCAGGAAATCTACGCTTGCGTCGAGGTATTTTTCGAGATCGCCGTTAAAACATCCCTCCCCCGTACCCTTGAGCTTGTAGGGGATCGGAGCGCATGACAAACACGCGCTCGCCAAAAACGCATCGATCATCCCCGTTTCTCCTTGCCGAAGGAGGTAGAGAAGAGAGATCCTCTCGGAGTACGAGGGTTTGCGTTTCGGGAATTTTATACCACCAATCTCGATTTGCTCGGACATCATCAACTCCAGACGAGGGCTCTCGTCGCTTGGGTGCCGTACACGGTACCGCTGACCGCAATTTTATTGCCTTCGATCGCCTCGGAATAGTCGATCGCTAAACGTACATTTTTGAGCGTGAGAACATTTGTGAGGCCGCCGCGAACCTGCGTTAACACAAGGTCGACCGTCCACACCACACCACCGTCATCCACCGTGACGCCGCTTGCGAAAGCGCCAGTCTTCAGAAGCATATCGAGAATACACTCGGTTGCTCCGTTGGTGGCGTCGCCGTCGTGATACACGGAAAACGAGACGGTAGGGAAAATGTCGTTTCCAACGACCAGCTCCACATGCTCCCCGCGAGACATGACTTGCAACGCCTCATGCCCGCCGGCCTGCCAGCCGCTCACGGTGACCAAATCGACCAGAGGCAAAACCTCCATCGACAACGGTGTACCCGTCGCATCGTTCATCACTAACGTTCCGTGTCTACCTGTGATAACTGCCATAGCTAGCTCCTAAGTTAAAAAGTCCCCAACGCCCAATAATAAGCCACGCGATACCTACACTCTACAGCGATCCAGTCCTGCACGTCAAGCGGGATCCGCGTGAGTGGGCGTCTGTCCAGCGATAAATGGATATCCCCCTGCCATACCTCTTGAAGCAACCACGTCGTGAGGTGAGTTGCGGATATTGCCGAAGCGTCCCACGCGGCTACGCGATTCTTCGGTGGCAACGCGAACAAATAGCGAACGAGCACGGAGCCATCCACATACGGCGCGTCACCATATCGCGCCGTGGCGCGCGTGGTCTCGGAGTGGTCGATCGTGCGATCGTCCACGAAAAAATTCAGGTGAGCCCTGGTGTTTGGGTCCCACTCCTGCACAAGCGGATCGAGGCTCTCACGCCACGCGTCGTTAGTGCCGCCGTAAAGCGAACTTACGGGCAACGCCGAAATGCGCGCCGTGATTTTTTGGCGTACCTCGTCCGGCCGAAATCTCATCGACTTCTCCAGTTCCAACCGTGGGCAGACAAAAAGGTAGACGGCGTTGCTGGACGTCTTTCGTCGTCGGGGTAGGTCTCGTCAGCCTCGGAGTAGGCCAGCCGCAAACCGTCCTGCAATTGTTTCAGCTCTTCCATATACTCGTTGCGAAGCCGGTAAACCTTGTCGGCCTCGGAGGCGTTCGTCGAAAGGTCGCGCAAAATGACGACCATGGCCCAGCATGCCATCAAATCCTTGAGGTCCGAGCTCTGCAAAATTAAGTGGGGGCGGTTTCCTTTTTGGATCAGCCACCGCTGACATTGTGCCCACGCCTCATCGATCCAGTCTTGCCAGCTGGTTTCGCCGCTTCCAGCCAGCCAATCGTTTAATGAGCTATGACGCGCGATCAAATCCCGATCCGACACGGGACACGTTGGCGCGGCCCGCACAATCCCAACCTCGTTTCGGAAAACGTACGTGAGCCCTCCGATCACGAGAGACCACTCCATGCGGTAACCCATCTGCAGCGTTTCATCGGCGATCGTGCCCGACGCAATCGTGACGCGCGCAACGTCCGAGACCACCGAAACACTTCCCGTAAGCCAGCTTTCACCGCCAGGTTTTCGAAGGGCGTAAGTTCCCGAGGCTGGCGCGACAATTGCGCCGTCACGGTAGATCGGACACGTCAGCACCGCGCCCAAATCCTTTGGGATCAAATCCGGATATTGGAAATCCGCGGAATACTCTATCCGAGTTGTTGGCATTAACCCCCCATTTTTGCGCCGATGAGGAAAATCTCATACGTCGCTGAAGCGCTCCCGCTTTCGTTGGTGATTTTGATCGTATCCCCATATGTCGATAATGGCGTATCGTTCGGGTCCCTTCGGAAGTAAAGCCCGCCAGGAAGGACCCGCACCCCTTCGGCCGTCCAGATCGAAAGCCCCTCCGCGTCGGCTGCACCCATGCGGATCGGAACAGAACCCGTATTTGAGACGGCAATATACCGCAAGCAGTCGATCAAGATCGGCTCATCGAACGAGTTTCGCAGGCTCCCGATCAGATCGATATCTACTGACGCACCAGCGCTCAAGGTGCCCGAATTAAAAAACCATCGGTTGACCGTAGGGTTTAGGTAATCGATAAACGTGAGCAACGGGGTAACCGGTCCCGTCTTGTTCGGATCTTCGGGTTTTAGCGCGGCGCTAATTCCGAGCTTTGCAAAACATCGAGCGCTTCCCGTGTTTTCGTCGACGGCCAAATCTTGAAACGGGAACTCGCAGAAAACATACTTCGCGGCTTGACTCACGCGCGCTTGATTTACAGGCGCGCCGAAATAAAACTTCGCCACCTGGGAAACTTTCCCGTTTCGGTAGGGCTCGTTGAAAACAAACTTGTCAACGTCATAAACGCGCGACTTGTCGGACACGACCAGCGCGTAATGCGCGCCCTGGTAGATCCGGCCGTAGTCTGCCATTACGCGGTTCTCACAGTGATTTTAGCAGCGTTAACGCCCGCCTCGGTCCACGTCGTAGACGTGTTCGGATCTTGCGTAAAAGAAGCCTGCAGCGAAGAAATCGCGCCAGACCCGCCGGGGCTTTGCGAAGCTGCGCGATCGGTCGTCGATCCCGAACGCACCCCAATCTCCCAGCCCGCGATCGCGCCGTCGCGCGAAAATACGCCTTTGTTCATCACAAACTGGATAGAGGCAGGCGAGAACGGAAGAGAGCCCGTACCGTATCGGTCTTCCAAACCTACGCTTGTGCCTTCGTTATAGTCTGCGGTGTCGGTTGCCGTCTCGTCGACGGTCGCGTAATTCGATCCGCCCGTTGACGGCGTGAGCGTTACGCTTTCGTCCGACGTAGGAACAAGCCGCGCAAGTGCGCCCTCGTTAAACAGCCCCACAGTCGAGCTCGCACACACGACCTCGGAGAGAAAAATCGTCATCGTGCCGAATGACGGTGCCGTAGACCCACTGCCCAAAATGACGTCGAACGTCGCGATCCCGGCCGTCGTCGTGGCCTTGGTGTCGCCGCTGAAATTAATAAACGATTCGCCGTCAATGCTCACCGTACATGTTCCGCCAGAATCAGCAGATGCAATCTGCACTTTCGCCCAATGCCATTGGTTTAGGCTAAACGTCGCCGTCGAGTCAGACACCGAGGACGGCGCGGACGTTTGCCCCGCAGGAACGACACCCCGATAACCGTGGACGAACCCCGAGCTTGCAAACCACACCGAAAACGTGACTCCCTCAGAGTTTACAAATTGCAAGCCGAAACCTGCGTTTTTTGTTGGTGTGATCGTGCCGTGCTGCATTTTAAACGCAAACGAAAACGAGTGCGGGGTAAACGACGGCGACGGAACGCGACATTGCCAGCGTTGCGCCGGCGTAAATGTCCCGGTAAATTTCCAGCACGCGGGGGCGCCTTGCCCGTTTGAAAGATGGCGATCGGAGCCGCTTTCAGAAGACCATGTGAGATTCGCGCCCATGGTGTCGGTCACCGAGCACCCCTCATACAGCGCTGGGTATGTGGTCGCTTCCCAGGTAGGAAGCACGTAAATCTCAGAGGCCGTCATGCAGACCGCCCCACAATCAAAAGCGTATACGTGATCGAAGCGCTTCCGTGAGTGTTGGTTACAGCGATACTATCCGCCGAACCCGCCGTGATGGCGTATCCGTCGGTCCCGCCGTCTTTAAAAAGTGTCCCGCCACCCGGCACAATTTCTACCGCGCTAGACCCTGACCAAATCGTAGTGACAGGGTTGGATGCGGCTTTCCCGATGGTCAGGTTTTGCCCTGTAGATCCAGACGATTGGATCGCTAGAAACTGCACTTCCGCAAACGAGATCACGGTTCCGTAGACGTTTTCAACGACCCCCGCCAGATCGTAGGTATCCGTAGAACCCGACGTGAGCGTGCTGGTTACCTGGTAAACGCGGTCACATTGATTTGTCGATGTGCCGTTTGTCAGGTTTTTGATCAGGTTGATTTGATGCGCAATCCCGCCAGACTGCCCCGAAACGCCAGATTCAAGCGAGGCAATCAGGTTAAAATCAATGGTTGTTTTTAAAGCTGTGGCCATGAGAACCTCGCGTGAGTGGTGTTAGAACGTTGGCAATACTGCAAAGATGAGATCGACGTAAACAACGCCAGCGGTTAACGCCGTCGCCGAACCGTCGCCTAGGTTGGCTCCAGAAGCGGTGAAGCGAGCTAGCGGGGTCGCCGAAGAAACGCCTACACCCACCCCGATCACGGCGCGCTCCGATCCCGCTGTGGGAGATCCAGACAACAGCTGTCCCGCGGTGATCAGCCCGTCGGTGTCTGCACTGGTCCCGATCTCCACGGTAAGACCAGTGATTGATCCAGATGTAAACACGGTTTTCAAGATGTACCGACAGCCTATCATAACAGCTCCATTAGGGAGTGCGCTCCCTAGGCTGATGTTTTGGCTGGCTCCGGCCGTGGTCAGCTCCGTATAGCCCACCAAGACACGCCTTGCTTTGACGTTTCCGCCTAGGCTTTTCTCAAATACAACACTCGCCATGACTCCCTCCTAAACTCCAGGTTTATCGCTTGCGCGGAAACGGCGTGGAACCGTCACTCACGCTCCGATCATAGTCTCGCACGATTTTATCGACCTGTCTAGTAGCGACCTCGCGGGAAATCCCACGCGTGAGTTCGTCCGCAATCAACCGATCGCGCGTGTCCCGCACGCCCGGAAGTTCCGCGCCAGGAGCCCAATCCCGCCCCGCGTGGGACAGAAACGGAAACGGGTTTTTCCTATCCACGATAAGCCTCTAAGAAACTTAGCTTTGCGTTCATGTCGTCGTAGAACAAACGCGCAACAGGACCCGATCGATCACTCTGGTAGCGCAACTGCCCCCGAATGTCGGTGATGAGGCTTTCGACGATGAATTCATCAGGTGCGCCCAAGTATTTTTCTTGGACCGCTTTTTGAAATTCGAACCGTCCTTTTTTGTCGTGCTTGAAATTTACCGTTGCGCCAATCTGGAAAGGTCGCGTCCAAGCGTCTAAATACGACATCCCGAAATATCCATCAAACACCTGCACGTAGTCCTCGGCTTGTTCGCCAAACGCGACACAAGGAAACGGACGTTCAACTAAGATGTTCCCGCGCGACTCGCGCGCGGAAATCGCCAGACGGAGATAGGTCGGATTCGCCGCGTCGCCGCCGATTCCCGACGCGCCAGGGATTAGCCGAAGGCGTGAGAGTGTAGGAAGAATGAACTTTTTTGATTTGTCGTCCGGGTCTGTCACGACGTCCCAACGTCCAGGATGACAGAAGAAAAAGAAATCCGGCTGGACGCGGATTTTCATTTTCTCTTCTTCGACCTTGCGCAAGGGTGCGGTTTTCCCTGCTTTTGGAACAGGGGATGGCATCGGCTTAGGTTCGGATTTTTTGGTCTCGACAGGCATGTGTACCTCTATTTGTGCTCCACCGTGGGAGCAGTTTTTAAAGAAGCCCACCGCGTGAGCGGTGGGCGAACGTCACTAGTTGACCGATTGAACGGTCACGCCACGGAGATCTTCAAGCTCCACAACACCCGCGTAGTACGAGCCGACGACGGAGTTGGTCGCGATCCGACCGTTGCGCACGTACTCAACGAGCACGGGACCCGCGGAAATCGCGACAATGGTCGCAGGACCCGGAACAATCGCTTTCTCTTGGAAGGCAATCGCGCCACGTCCAAACATCCCACCGAGGTAAGCGCCGCCCGAAGAGACGACTTTATTCGAGGTGAAGATGTCGATATTGTCGATGGTTCCTTGGAAACCTGGGCCTTTGATTTTTTGCATCTCGACGAGGTCTTGGCGCCATTGCGTCGATCCGCCGCGAGACTCGAGATCGCCCAACCAGTCGGTGAATTGCTTTTGATCGCAAACCCAAAGGTAAGGACCTTCGACAAGGTTTTGAATGAGCTTGAATTTTGCGGTCAAGAACCCATCGTGAGTCAACGGGGTTGAGGTCGATCCCGCAGTGGTCGCGAAATTGTCGAGGAGGTTACAGATCAAATCCATAAGCGCCAGCTGACAGCCGATCGCCGTGGATTGCGCCATGCGTTGGGGATTGGTGATCCCGGTGTTGTCAACCGAGGCCATGAGGTCCGACATCTCGTACGCCAGCGCGTGACGAGCAACGGTGATCGTTTTTTCGCCCGTGGTAAGGGCAGTATTCGCGACGCTTGCAGCTTCCGATCCAGAAGCAGCCGCAACGTCGTACCCGTCACGCCCAACCGTCGCCACGTGAGCGGTGGTTGAACCCATCAAATCCATTCCAAGATTGATTAAGGCGGGGTGATTGCGGACATTCCCGGCGTCCTTGAGAAGCTCGTGAACGTACAGGCTAGCAACTTCAGAGACTAGAATATTGGTTCCGCCACCGGAACCAGAGAGAATTTCGTCGGCCATTTTGGGCCTCCTTTAGGGATAATGGTTTATCGCTGCTGGGAGGAACTACGGCGTAACGTGCGCGAACGAGCCAGCATAAACAGAGCGTATCACGTGAGCGGGATTTAAATCAAGCTTTCTTTAAGCTGGCTTGCGCGGCTTCGGCAAGTTGTTTTGCTCGAGGCAAGTCTCCCGCGCGTAGCGCTGCTGTGATTTCCCCTGGAAGGACTTTCGGAGGTGCAGCGGGTGGGGTCTGTGGTGCACCCGCCACAGGACTTGGGTAAGCCATCGGTTGTACCGATTGAACCTGTACCTCAAGAGGCTGTACGCTTGGCCTCAAAAACGCAGCCAGCACGGCGGGTGCGCTGTTCGGATTCTCGCGGAGGTTTGAAACCCAGGCACGAGGATCGGGTGCATCCGGTCCCGTGGCCGATCGCGAGTAATGCAGATTAAATAATTCGCGTACCGAGGGGTCCGTGATCCCACTCTCGAGAAACGCCGTCTCGCGTGAGAATGTCGCTTCTTTCTGCGCTAACGTCGCTTTCATTTCTTCAAGCGCTTTCGACAACACGTCGACGTCGCCAGCCTTCGCGAGCGCTTCGGCGCGCTCTTTTTCCGCTTTCGAAGCCAGCTCTGAAGCTGCGTTCTTTTCAGCGATCACGCTTTGAAAGCGATCGAGCGGGACAACGTTATCGATATCTTTGGAACAATGCGGACAATTAAAGCCCATTCGATCTTTCCTCTTCGGTGGGTGGGTCGTTCTCCTCCATAGCGTCCGATGTTGCCGGTTCTTCCGGAACATCTACGCTCTCCCCCTCTTGTGCCTTCGGTGACGAAACCGCCACGGGCCTTTCCAAACCTGCAGATCCTACGATCAGTTCGGCGCTCTCCCCCGAGATCGCCAGGGCAGCCGCCACAATGGCAACGCCTGAATCGCGCGGCAATTGACCGGCCGCGACCGCCGAAACCACCTGTACGACCGCCTGCACCTGCGCGCCATTAAGAGCCGTCGAGACGGCGCTATCTTCGCCGAGAATCGCTGCCTTCTCTTCTTCGATCATTTTTGCCTCGGAGGCGATCGCAATCAACGCGCCTACGGCTTCGTCGCGCGTGGTGCCAGGGTGTTCCTCTTGGTAGGCTTCGGAAAGCGCCATACGACCAGCGGCTAAAAGTTCGCTGTGATGCTTGCGTTTCGATTCTAGCTCTTGAGGGGAGAGCGGGATCGACACGTAATCAATCCGATATCCGGATTCCGGGAAAGCAAAGCCGCCTAAGCGATTCGCGATAATTGCGGATAATTCAATCATTTTCAAATCCGCCGCGCGGAATTGTGGCGTGTAGATTTTTTGCGCCTCGCGTTTTCCATCGCGCGAAATCGAAAGAGCCGCACCGCCCCACGCGTCTGCAGACTCTCGCACGATATTCGCGGCATCAATGCCTGCCACTTGCATGACCCATCGCTCAAACGCGGAAGTGGCCTTTTTAAGCATCAATAAATCAATCGAGGCCCCCCCATGGCCGGCGTCGGCGTTGCC